GATTAGCTGCTGTAGCTACAGCTCTAACACCAACTTCTCTACCATTACTATTAACAATCTTCTTCTCAATAAAGTGGGGATCTTTATAAGCAACATGGTAATAACCCGGACGATAATTAAGAGTTTGATCAAAATCATTAAAAGCTCTTAGATAACCATCAGAACTATTCTCATGAGAAAGTATATGTTGAAATTCTCTACCACCATGAAGCTCTACATTCTCAAGCTCAGCAATAGTTCCCCCTTTATTGTAAAGGTCAACAATCTCATCATCTCTTAATGATTTAACATCATTAATCATTGGATCATAAACATGAACATTTCTAGGAACGTTCCCAACACTTATTGGTCTTGCCCATAGATTTGTATCATATTGACCACTCTCAAACTTCTTATAACCAGCATTAGTTAAGCTCTTAGTATGATCCATGTTTTCAAAGAAGAAATGGTTATCCCAATATTTCTTCCAATTATTCATGGCACTTTTAGCTCTATCACTAAGTCCAGCAGCAGTCATTTCTGTATCTGACCACCACTTACCCTTCAAGTTACCTTCCTTAATCATATCCATAACAATTGTCTTTTCTTGTGCCTTAAGCATAGAAAAGTCTTTTGCTGTGGTATTAGCAAGTTTAAGAAATTCCCTCATTACACCTGCTGTCTTAGTAACAGCCTTAGACATGCTAAGAGTAATATGAGGTTCAAGCATTGACGTAATATTAACTAAATGTCTTTGTAAAGAGCCTGCACCAGATGATCCTTGTAGAACACCAGTTCTCATGAACCAGTTGTTCTTAACAATGTTAGCTGGATAATTAGTCATGTTGAAGGGATTAAATTTATAATCATGGTCAACCTGAACTAAATAATCTCCATTACCATTACCACTGAATTCAAGTCTTGGTTTTTTACTAGAATCTCTAGCTTCTCTAAAAGCTTGACCAGCAGCAGATCTAGAAAACTTCTGGGTATCAGGTGTTGGAAACCTAGCTCCATGAGCTTCAGCATAATCATACATTGCATTGGCAACACCCTTTTTCTGCCAATCTGGATTAACTCTTACATTAGGATTATCAATCCTTTCTCCACCTTGTCCATATAGGACATTACCAATTTGATTACCATCTTTATCAAAAGCAATTACTTCTCTAACATCACCACCATGAATTGCTCCAACTAGTCTAATTTTATTACCACCAACTACTGTTTCAGCAAAATGTCCAGAATCATAAGCTTTCTTAACATCTGCATCAGAGGCAGCTTCAAAGAAGCCGGGATCTTTACCAGCTCTAACAGTATTAATATCTACAGGAACATATTCACCACCAACTCTCTTAAGAAGTTGGATGCTTTCATCACCAACACCATAATCTCTGAGAGCAAACTTAACTGCTTCAATAGCACTTAATGGGTCTTTAAATCCAGATTCCTGTGGGCCATACACAGCTTTAACCTTCACGGTGTTACCACTTAACTTAGATTGTGCTGTAGAAAGAGTTTGGAACATTTCCTTTCTAGAAGTAACACCAAATGCTTGTTGGAAGTCATTAACAATTCTTGAATAGTTAGCAACTTTCTGGGCATCAGTATAATAGATTGCACCGTCTTGTTTAATAAAATTGGCTAGATCTTGATCAGGAGTGAGAGTCTTGAGGATATTAGCGTCTGGAACAGCCACCTTGGCCCCTACAGCGCCCGTGGAGGTGCCTACCTGTGGTGCTATATCAGATACTATCGCATCCTCTCTAGTGGTCCCATATGCAGCCTGAGCCACTGTTCCAGATTCATCCCCAGCCATTGCTGCATGTAATCCACGAAATTTATCAATATTAGTATCTTTTAATACTTGGGATACTGAGGTTGGTTGCACTTTAGAGACAACAATATTGGGAACAGTTAATTCCCTTCCTGTGAATTGAGCTGCATCAGCTCCAGTTGCAGTATTTCCCGGACCACCAGTAAATGGTTTATTAGGCTTAAAGCCTTTAACAAAGGCTTCACCAGCAGCTTCATCAGCAGCAGTGAATTTAGCTGCCTTAATTGCTTTAGCTCCTTTTACAGCAACACCAGCACCAAAGGCTAAATCAGCAAGGGCTGAGAAATTATCCACCCACTTGCTTACATCATTAACACCGTCCTGTCCAACAACATCCTGCATCATTTGAACACGAGCAAAATCATTTGGATGTGACATAACAATACCTTGGGTATCATTAATAACATCCAATAGCTTCTGTGTCATCTCCACACGATTTCTTGGATCAGTATGCATGAGTAGTTCTCTAACATCTTCTCTAGCACTTCCCGGAGCTATGAAAGATTTAGCATATGACCAAAGAGTATCACCAGTAGCTTCTGATCTAGCCTTAGCTGTCATATACTGATTAGCAAAAGGAACCATTAGTTGAGCAATGTCTAATACCTTATTAACAATACTAGGATTATTTTTAGCCATCTCTTCATTTAGAAGACTTTGCTGTGCTCTCTTAGTTTGATTGGTTTCATTAATCATTTCAGCAGAACTAAATCTAGCATCCTCTCCTTCTTTGGATTCATGAGGAACTTCTGCAATGAGAGATTCACTAGCTAGAATATTGGCTGGATGATAGATAGGACTATCTTGATCAAAAGCATTACTAAGAGCATTCAATTTCTCATTATCACTAATAGTATTATCTGCTAGTAGTGTAGGAAGAACAGTCTTAACCTTCTCCTGTTCAGCAACTTGAGCTGAAGAAATTAGATTATTAGCCACAGAAGATTTACCATCTTCTCCCATCTGACCAACAATGGCTTGGTAATTATCAACTACATCTTCTGGATTTGGAGAAAACATGGCTGCATGAGCTGCTAAATTAATGTTAGAAGCTTGATTAGATACTGGTGCAACCTCATCCTTGTTTGGGATAAAGTCATTTAGACTTGGACCATTCTCTTGGTCTGATTGGAAAGCTTTTAGTGTATTATCATTAACAGCCATTATTATCCCTTTGGAGCTGGTGTTGAACCAATTTTACCACCAAACATATTATTAAAATCAGCTTGAGCACTAGGAGTACTAGCAAAAAATTGAAAACTACTAGAAGCTAAACCAGATACTTGAGCAAAGGTGGCGGCTCTTCCGGAAGCATCAGCAGCAGCTTGTCCAAATTGGCTTATAGCTTGATTACTATTTGACTCTCTTGAAACTTGACCAATATTACCACCAACTTGAGTACTTAAAACACTTTGTCCACCAAGAGAACCAGAACTTAAACTTACACCAGTGTTTTGTGAGGCTTGTATAATTTGTGCTCTTTTAATTCTTTCTTGTCTTACTTGCATTCTTATATCTTGTTGCTTTTTAGCAGCAGATTCTGCTGTTGAAACAGCTCTTGCTTTTCTCTGTTCTCTAGCTGCTTGTTGATTCTGTTTATAAGAAACATAAGCTGAACCAGCAGCAATAACAAGAGAAGCAATTGCTAAAATTGTGGTAGTAGCTAATGCCATATTATTCTCCTAAAATTTTCTCATAAACAATTTCTACTTCTCTATAACCAAATTTAAGTGGAAGTCCCTCATTATGCCTTTTTTGAAAAGATAAAAATTGCATTCTAACACCATTATAAATAAGAAGTTCTTCCATCTTATCTAACATCTGTTTAAATATACCAGATTTACGATGATCTGGATGGACAAAGATAGCTAATTCCTTAGCTTGGTAAACTTTAGTAAATAAATCTAAATTAACTAAATTGCAGAAATAACCAATGATATTATCATTTTCTCTAGCAACTACCAAATGTATAAGTCCAGCATCAGACATAAGTTTAAGCATATCTAAATCTAGATTCCAAATAATATCTCCTTTATCCCCAACAACTTCATCAAATTGTTGATGACCAAGTTCTATACATTCTTTGAGAGTATCAAAACCTTCTTCTTCCTGAATTTTATACATTACCATTCACCGCTATAGTCATTGACCAACCTAATACTTCTAAATGTTTACCAGCTTCACTTTCTAACAGAATTGACATTACCTTACCGTTTCCTCTTATTCTATTCTTAGTTTCAACAACATAATAACCATTATCAAAAGGATCAGAAATAGAGGCAGGGAAATATGGTTTTCTAATTCTGTAAGCTTGAGTCTTTCTACTCCACCTATTTGAGTTGGCACTATTAGTCCAATCAAATTGTGTTTGTAATAGACATGAAGATTGATTTCTTAAAGTCCAATCTCCTGATCCAGTACCATCATCAACAAATCCATCTTCCGTTTTTGTAAAGTGTGTAGTGATAGAGATTAATTGCTTGCCACGTTGGTAGTCACCACCAGAGGTTACACCAGTTAGTAGGAAAGACTTAGCATCAACACCAACACCATTAACTAGCTTGTAGTCATAATGATTCAATTCTTTATAAGTACCAAAACTGAACTGAACCGTAGGAGTTTCATTAATTAGTACTAAATACTTAACCTCTTTAGTGCTGTTTTGTATTGTTCCGGTTTTAATTATAACATCAACTCCAGAAGCAACAACACTATTAACTCCAATAACAACTTCATCAAATCCAGTATTAAAGCTAAAAGGATCTGTCAATATACCTTTAATCAATAATGGATATTTACTTAATGGGTTTAATACTGATATAGTATTTTTATAAAAAGCACCAAGAGTAATATCTAAAACAAGTTCTATTACTTTACCATCACTATTTAAGGTATTATTATAAATCCATTTTACTTTTTGTTCATAAGAATCATAAACACCTTCGGATGATTTAGCTTCATTTTCACCAATATTATTGTAGAGAGTTTGTATAGTTTTCTTTGTAACACTTTCTGCTACGAAATCCCCTAATTGATTAGTACTTAAATTATAAATACCATCTCTACTCCAATACATAACAGCGTTTTCTACAACAACCACAGATCCAGCACTGATACACCCAGAACTTGTAACCTTAGTTACTTTATAATTGGTTGCAGTAAATCCATAGTTATTACCACCAGAAATTGTCCAAACACCATTCTCTGCTAATACAACCAAGGCTGACCCAATGTTAACTAAGCCAACAATATTAAATGCACCTTCAATACGAATGAATCCACCATCAGTATCTAATAGATCAGATTGATCCTTAGATGTTGGATCATTAGCTTGATAACAAGCAACTATGGAAGATGAATCTGTTACTAATTGACTAAATAAAACATATGATGACATTCGTGGAGAGCTGGTATCACCATCAATTATTTCTCCCGGAAATCCAGAGTAAAAGATTCGACCAGAATATTGAGCAATAACTGTTGGACCATTTGGAGTTACATCAGAGGGAAGTTCTGATACATGATATGATAAGGAGTATTGTGAATCTAGCTGTTGTACTGCTTCTATTCTTGATGTACCCCTATCAAGGGCATCAATAATAAAATAGCCCATTGCAGCTAATCCATTACCATCAGCATTAGCAACTGCATCTGAAGCATTAAACCTATCAATAAACTTACTATTATTACTTGCAGTATTTGGATAGATAAAAGGCGTGGTTTCATCAGAATTAGATGGAAATGCTGATGACTTGGTTAAAAACTGGGCAATAGTATCTGATGAACTATCACCACCATCAAAAGAAGCTCTAGGAATAGCCCAAGTTTGATTTCTTAAATTATACAAGTGTCGTGATGTAAGAACTCTAGGTCTTAAAGATACATTACCACCTTCTCTAAGGTTCTTTCCAGCAATACTAGGAGATTCAGTTCCACTACCAGATATGCCACCTGAGCCAGCACCACCACCATCGTCAATCGGATCAACAAAAATAGCCATATTAAGTTCCTGTCGCTACATCTGATACACCAAAAAAATCTCTTATCTTAAGTCTTTTAGAAAGCTTAGTTAATTGAGTACCTTCATAACGAAAAGTATCAACATCTTTTCTACCAGTAACTACAACCAACATACCGTCGACTGATGCATAAGCAAATTTCTTGATTGGTTCAGATTCATCATAATCATATTGAGCAATTAAACCAGCAGATAGTGGTGTTACAGAAGAATCAAAAAAACTAATTTGTTTACCAATTTGGATAACAATAAAAGTTTGTGCAGGATTACCAGCAACGTTTTGCCATTTAAAAGAACTTATTTTTAAATTTTTATCTAACGGAACTGTAGCACTAGAGTTAATAGTTTGATAATCATCTTCTAGATCAAAACCTAATCTTCTAGTTCTAGAACCATTTCTATTAAGAATAAAGTTCTCTTCATCTAAAGAAGCATTAGGTGGAAATGTTAATGGACTGGCCTCAGTAATAAGTCCAGCTACAAAAGTATTTTGTTCAACTGGAGCATAATTTCTAGGCATACTTTACTCCTTAATTAACATTTTCTCATTTACATATTTATCAATCTGACCCTTAGCTGCATGAGTCGTAGTGTATAACCCATTTAGTATTTTAGGTAAAGCACCTTTACCAATCATATGAATACTATACATAACAATATCTTCTTCTATTTTGATATTGTATCCTTTATACTCCATTAATTTCTCCTAAATGTTGGGTCTCTGCCATAATTTAATGCTCCACCATGTCTACCATAGTCTGGAAATTTTATACCACTAGCAACACGCTTATCTTTTCTAGCAAGCCACCTATGCTGTCTCTGTGCTTCTTGTTCAGCTTTCTGATCTGGTTGCTGTCTAATCTTAACAGCAGCCCTACTCTTAGCTTCTTCCACTAATGCTGTAAAAGCACCATCAGGAAGATCAGGAATGGCATCATCTTCATGAATCCAAGTTGGCATAGTATATGCGTATACTTGAATCTTACTTTTCTGTAGGGTTGTATCCACTTGACTATCATAAGAATCAAAGATCAAAGTCTTATCATCAAAACTAGTATAGTAGGTTGGAGCTATATCATTTCTAATTGTTAATTGTACTAAAGATGTTGGATCAATAACAGTGATATATTCAGCCTTAGTATTATCTCTAGTATTACAAACTCTTAAGAAGTCATCTTGTTCAATAAACTGGACTTCTTCTATTAACCTTCTAGCACCATATGATAGTTTAGCTTTATTATAGTTAACAAGACTAATCTCTTTTATATTATCTTGTAATGTCATATGAGTTGGAAGATTGTTATCTCCACTAGCCTCAATTTGTACAAGTTTTCTTGTATGAGGCCAGTTACGGTTACTCATCATTGCTTGATAAGTAGACCTAACTATATTAGCTACTTGAGAAGATTCAATAGTGTCATCGATGGAATTAACTTCATCCCCATCAATATCATTAAGAATATCCTGTGTAATTTCAAGCAATGTCATCTTAGCCATTAGACTATACCTTTAAATTTACTGACAAGTATACTAGCAGATGGTGATAGATTCCAACCAGCAGCAGATGGGGTTGTCTGAAATAATCCACCATTATTAATACCAGCACTATCTCGCATTATCTGCATTGCAAAAGTATCATTAGCTGCTGCATTCCACATTAATGTTGCAGAAAAAGGAATTGTCTGTGCAGAATCAGTTAAAGTAATACTATTACTATTTAAAGACTGGACACCATTCTTCAATATTCTATTAAATATGATAGCAGAGCCAGCAGCAGTAGTTCTTCCAAGTCTTAAAAAGATTTCAATTGAATATTGCCCAGCAGTTAGGAATGTTAGTAATCCTGCACTAGATAAAGTTACATCAGTTAATGTCTGAGCAACTCCAAACTCTATTTGTAATGGAGTATTAGTAGCACCCGGTTGTTGATTAGATGCAGTACTTGATCCATACAATACTTGTTGATAGCCAGTAACAATAGGCTTATTAGTAATATCATTATAACTAACAAATCCCGGAGTACTTGTACCATCACCATTAAATTTTAATACCTGATTTACTGTAGCTGTAGAAGCACCCTTAGGTTCATGTCTATCTGCATCTGCTATTAATTTATGTTCTATATTAGCCATAAGTTTCCTCAAAATAAAAAGCCAGCCACCCATTCCTGAATGACTGGCTTAGGTTATTTAAGCAGTTACAGTTACAGCACAAGTAGCTGTCTTGGAACCATCTGCAACAGACTTGGCAGTAATGGTAGCAGTACCAGCAGATACACCAGTAACTAGACCAGTGGAGCTAACAGTTGCCTTAGACGGAGCACTTGAAGACCAGATAACATCTGCATCAGCAGTAGCAGGAGTCGGAGTAACAACTAATTGCTTGGTGTTAGTACCAGCTAGTGATAGTGTCTGAGTTGTCGGAGCAACTGCAATAGATACTAGCGGATCATAAGCACCCGGCCAATCAGGGAGTAGATCAGCCTCATAACCAGCAGATTTCTTGAAGAAGATAACTTCTCTGCCAGCAGTCATACCAGTAACTACTACTTCACCAGTGTTATCATAAGGAATCTTAATTGGAGCAGTTTCAGTTGCACCAATAACCTCCAAACCACCAATGGTAATAGAAGTAACAGCACCAGCAGATACAAAAGTATCATCATGGCCTGTTACAAACACACCACCACCACGAGGGAAGAGGTAGGGAAGAACACTGGCCTGATCGACTACATATTCATTCTTGTAGCCTTCAGTCTTATGTACGCCCTGCTCACCACCAGTACCACGGGGACCATATTGATTGTGGACTCTTAGACCACTATTATTTTCAAAAGCCATGATTAAGCCTCCCCAGTCTTGTCGGGAACGATTGAGGTAGTTGAAGTAGCAACTAGGCCCATAGTATCCACACGAGCAATACCGAAACCATAGCGAGAACGTACAACGAACTCATCACGAGCACGATCCTTATTGCGTTCACCCTCTACCTTAGGTAGGCGTCTGAAAGCACCAAGAACGGGCTTAGTTTGGTCATCAAGAATACACATGAAGATATTACCAACATAGCCTACACCAGTAGTAGTACCATCATTATAAGTATTAACAGGAAGACGATTAGAAGTTAGAACATCCCAACCAAATACATTCCACATAAACCGTTGACCACGAGCAATACCTTGCTGAATGATGTTCTGGGCAAATGGGGTGATATTTGAAGTTAGGGTTACATAACCAGCTAGAGTTGCCTCTACAACTGGATCAACAATGGCAATACGACCTTCCGCAGGAACATTAGCCTTATCAAAGGCTAGACGCATCTTGAGGAAATCATTCATCTTCATCACGCCACCAGTAGCAGCAGATACATGTAGATGTGGGAAACCATTGATGTTATTCGGACCCGGATTGGCAACATAGTAATCACCAACAGTCTTTAGGAAGGTAGTTTCAAATACTTCCTGTAGAGCACGAGTTGATTCACTAGCACGAGCTGACATTAGTGCATCAATATCAGTACCATCTTCGCGTAGATCATCAGTGACATACCAAGCATCACCCTTGTATTGATTAATACGGAAAGTGATAGTACCAGTTTCAATCGGATTGTAAACTAGCGGAGCATCTTCCTCAGCATCCTGAATAGTTACAGTACCGATACTCTTAATATTAAGAGTTTCACCTGAACTAAAATCAGTGATATTGCGATAGAAGGACTCGGGTAGCAGACCATCGTGTAGATTTAGATAGATGAAGTTTGAATAAACTTCTGCATCAATAAATGCACGGGTGTTATCAGTTAATTGCATTTCTTATTTCCTTAGTTTTCGATCCCGTGTTTAGCATAAACTTCTGCCCGAACTTTCTCCATGAATGCCTTTTGTTCTCTAGTAGTTGCACCAGAAAGAATTGACTTCTCTGGACGTTCTACTTTAGTCTTAGGCACAGGAATACCGGGAATGTTCACACTATTACGAGTAGGAGTAGGATCTGAATGATCCCCTGAATTGAAAAGCGCAAGAATCAAATTAGGATTCTTACTAGCTAGTTCACCTAGTTCTTTTGGTGTAGTACCAAGTTCAGCAGCTTTCTTTGCCACTGCTTCAGAGGCTTTATCACCAAATTTCTTACTAAGTGCTTCTTGTACTTTACTCTGATTACTTTGTATAATCTCAGACTGTTTAGTCTGGTTAAGAGTTTGCTGCACAAGTTTCATTACTGCTTGCTCATCAAGACCATTGGCAGTAGGGGGGTGATCCTCTCCATTCTGGTTATTTGCAATCAGTCTTTGCATGACTTCCTCAACGCTTTCACGTTGGGCTAGTTCAGCTTTAATCCGCTCCAGCTCTTTCTCTTTTTCAGTAAGCTGACTCTTGATCTGGGGGATAAATGTCTGACTATGACCTAGAGCTTCTAAAGCTTTTTCTAGTGAGTCATACTTTTGTTCACCGTTCTCATTCTTAATTGATTTTAGCAGGTCTGCATATTTATCAATCTGAGGGGCATTATTTTCAACAGGAGTGGTAATTCCTTCGTTTCCAAACACATTAGGCTGGTCGGCCATAAATTATAAATCCTTAATCTGAAATTAAATCAATAATATCTCTGATAGCCCTTTCATAACCAACTCTATCAGCTTGGAGTAAGGACCAATTAGGAGTATCATATAAACCTTTTGATACTTGAGTTTTACGACCACTCTCGATTATATCAGACAGCATTTCTATAAGTCTTCGTCTAAGAACTAAACTTTCTTTGAAATTTTGTCTAACATCAATCTCTCTTTGTTTTTCTAAACCATTTAACCAACTAGCTTTCATTATTAAGCTCCCGGAGGAAGCGGAGTTTGTTGTTGTACTTGTAGATCTTCTTGACTTTGATTTAGGGCAGCTTGTGTTTCATGCTGCTCCTCTACGGCAATATTAGGACTAAACAATTCATATCCTTGTAGACCAATAATATCATTTACCAAATCTGCCATAGCAAGAGAGCTTGTATGAGGAGCAATGATCTGTCCAATAGGACTACCCATAACACCAATTAGATTCTGTAGATCTTGTTGTTGTTTAGAGAAATGTCTGGCACCAATAGGCCTAATGATACCATTAGCTGTAATATCTTCTTTAGTAATAGTGATAAATTGCTGTGCATTAAAATCATTATCAATGACACGAATAATATCTGAACCATCCATATTACGCTTAGCTGATTCTAACATCATATTCAATGATGGCTCTAGAAGCTCTACTTCGATCTGTGTGGCCTTCTCTTGGAAGATACGACCAGCAGCAGTCATAAGTGTGTTGACTTCAAAGGCGGTCTTCTCACCGGGCGTCCTGATGCCCATAGCATCTCTTGGAGCGCCAGCATAGAGTTCCATCTTATTTTCTAGAGCAGTAATCATATTCTCTGCTGTAAGAATACCATTTAGATTCTTACCAAGTTCAGTTACAGCACCACCTTCACCAGCATAGATTTCAGCACTTGGACCCCAAACAAACTCTTCAACATCTCCTGTAATAACAAGAGGTGGTTGAATAGCTAAGTCAAAGGCATCAGCTTTAGCATTCTCTAAATGGTCAATTCTATACTGCATGCCAACAAGATTATCTAGTGGACCCATAGCCCACAAATTATCCTGTCTGAATCTCCAACCTACATGATTAATAGGAGCGCCACCAAACCAAGTTGGAATCTGTTCATCTCTAACAGTAGTACGTCTATCAATTACTGTAATAATTCTATTAGTTTCTAGGTTGCCTTCATTATCACAATAGTCACCATAGAATTCAAGAATCTCCATGTAGTTACCCATGAGGTACTCATACATGTTACCAAAACCATCTACTGAATACCCACAAGCCTTTTGGAAATCTTCATAACTATAGCCACCAAGATTACTGATCAACTGCCTTCTGTCAGCTAAAGCTTTCTTCCAGAATCCTTGTTCTGGTTCATCCATTGCCAATCTCTGGATTTCACCAAGAGTTTTAATTGATCTGATAATCTTAAAAGTCTTTTTAATACTTTCTGCTAATGGATCAAAAACAATATCTAATGGACTAATTCTATGAATTCTTGGACCAATATATTCTGGTATCCTAGAGCCATCTGGTGCAATTTTATAATTGCTTTCATAACTAACTGTTGAGAAGGCATTGCCATAATCAATGTAATCATAAACAAGTTTAGACATTTCTGTTCTGAAATGACTCTCTCTACATTTATTTTCCATGTAGCCTTCAATTGTTCTGGCTACTTGATGCTTAGCTGAATCCTTAGTATAAGCTTGCCATTTCAACCAATTATCATTAGGAAAGAGTGAGCTAATGTAGTTTGAATGTAGATTATCTCTGATCTGACAAAGCTTGGGAGTAGTAGTACTATTCTTCCAAGGAAGTCTAGCATTACTAGTACTTCTAGTATCAGTAGCAAAGATATAATTTCTAAGCTCTAACCACTCGTTAATCTTATCTTGGCGTTGCATATTAAACTTATCCCAAGTCTGGGAAATATAACATGCTGGATCATCTTGGGCGAGTAGCCCTCTTATTTGTAATACTTTTGTACTCACTTATATGATACTCCGCCAAATCTACTGTTGAATTTATTATTAGTAACAAACAGGTCTTTCACACCATTAGAAAAACTCTTGGCTGGTGCTATAGCTATTGATACAGCAGAAGCTAATGCATCCTTAATATCATCATGTGGTGGTCTAGATAGAATGAGTTCTTCTTCTAATACAGAAGTCCAACCACCTTCTAAATGCCACATTTCTTGATTATCATATTTATGTTCCAGAGCAGCAGCAATTCTTTCTTCCTTACTACCTTCATGTCTAGAAGGTCTAAACTCTTCAACAGATAATCTAAGACCATTCTTCATAATGAAATCTTTAATACCATTAACAATTACTTTTTGAGCTACAGATACTTCTGCTCTAAGTTTATTAAAGTTCCATTTGGCATGTAAGTCTCTTATGTGGTTAAAATACTCAGCAACTTTATCAGTTTTAAATCTATCAATATCTAAGATATAGACATTGCTTGCTGAATCAATTCCAATGACAACAATAGCTGTATAGTCGGCAGTCTTCTTCAATGAATAGGCAAAATCTACAGAAGCATATACATTAAGCCTCTTACCATTAAAGAACCATCTACCACCTTCTTTCTTTAAGTGTCTTACGTTGTAATATTGAAACTTATTTCTGCTAATTCTATCAGAGCCAGGATCATTAGGATCATTATAGTACTGAGCATAGAATTGTACTCTATCTGAGTACTCTGCCTTAATACGAGAAAGGATTTGCATATTAAATCCAAAAGCTTTTCCATCCTTTCTAATAACTCTAGGCCAGATAAAGATGCCTTCATCTTCAACTACAAACTCTTTAATCTCCCATACAGGAGCTTCATCAATCTTTACACCATCTTCATTATAAACATCATATACTTGATTCTTCCATTCATTATAAATATCTGCTGGATGATACCTAGTACCACATGCTAATGTGAAACCACCTGAGTTTCTAATAGAAGTAAACTGTGAAGACTTTCTGCTAACCTGCATTCTTCCATCTTCAGTGTATGCATTTTCAGGAACAACAAGATCGTCTGGGATAATAATATCTGCATGCCATCCAGTAGTATTGGTAGTAAGTCCTGCTGTTGCTACTGTAGCATCTCTAATACCCTCTTTCTTTCTCTTAGTATGATCTACTGATAATTTATTACTAGCCCACTTTTCTCTCTTACCTTCTTGTGGATGTATGTACTCAGGAAAGTATCTTCTATATACTGTACTACCAAGCATGTTCTTAATAGCATATAACTGTGTTTCAGCAAGTTCTGCTGTGGCAGATACATAAAGAATGGTTACATCTGGATGCTTAGTAATAATCCATGCTGCCCAAGTAGCCACCATATGACTCTTAAGATGACCACGAGGGAGCATGATAAGTTTATTATTAGCTAATGATCCACCTTGACCAAATAGATTATAATCTTGTAACCATGCATAAGTTTCTCTATGAACTTCACCATACATATAGCCTGGATTGATTAACTTAGCAAAGAAGTATAAATCCTCTAATGCCTGCTCTCTAATCTTTTTAGCGGCTTCTGGCATTCTCTGAAGTTTTAATTCTGCTTCTACTAACCAATCATCCTCTTGTGCCATTATGATTTCCTATAATCTTCTAGTCTCTTAACATCACCAGCAAATTCATCACTGATATGTTTTTCAATAGCTGCTCTCTTCTCAATCTCTGCTTTAGATGGTCTACCAGCAGCTCTCTTATCCCAACCTTTCTCAGCAAGATATTTAGCTGCTTGGAAATTACCATTCTCACTATTAACTAAAGCTTGCATTTCTCTAACAGCATATGCTCTAAGTTTAAGTTCAAGCTCTTCACGCCATTCATCAATATATCTACGTACAATAACATTAGCACAAAGCCTTTTCCAATGAGGCCATCCACATAAATGCTTTTCAGCAAATAGATATTCTGTAGGATCTTCCTCTTTTAGATAGAGTAATTTAAGGGAGGGGTAGATAGTACCTCTCCACTCATGATCATAATCTTTGAATGTATATACTGCTTGAGATGCATCATAATTACTTTCAAGGAAAAGTCCTTGAGTAATGAATTTACCTTGAGCATCTTTAAATTTACTTTTATCAACCATAATTATTGTTCAGCTTTAAAGGATATACCAGCAAGAGAAAAAGATACATTAGATCCATTAGCAATGGATACTTGACCATCTGAACCAACATTACATCCACCGAAAGCACTATTGGACCAACATGCAAAATAACGTACTTCTGCTGGACGAAATCCAACAGGTAATATAAATGCAGTGGCACCTAAAGTACCGGACTTAATTAATCCTTTTAATCTTACTGTTCCACTAGAATCTTTATAATAACCTACAGTATCTTGCCCTGAACCAAAGTTAACCCATGAATTAAGTAATGTTGGTGCAATTGGAGTATTAGCACTATAACCAATATTATTTCCAAAATAAACAGAAACTGGTGTAGTAGATGTACTGAGAAAACCATCATTGATATTTCCAGAGAGATCAATACCATCAATTATAACATTACTGATAGCATAAGTTCCAAATAAAATACCATATAATTGTGTAGATCCAAATTGAGCACTTGGTCCATATCTACCACCAATAAAACTTAAATTAGATGTTGGTCCTTGTACTGAGACAGCCGGGTTAGTAAAGTTACCATTTCCAGAAAGCTCTAAATTATTAAACTTTAGGTTATTACCACCTTCTATGAAAATACCACCTAACTTATTAGCATATATTCTACCACCATTTATACTAACACCATTAATTGTACCAGCTCCAGGAGAGATATGTACACCATAACCATCAAATGTACTAGACCATAAATCTTCTATTATCAACCCATAAATATTACCACCTACACCACAATCTAATAGTAGACCTGTATCACTAGCTGTATCAAATTGACAACCAATAAGTTGTGGCCAATATGTAGAAACTCCTACAGCATTAATTCTACAACCAATACTACAACCATAAGTATTAGCAGCATGCATTGTTGGTGAAGCACCGCCAGTAAAATAATATCCTATTGAAATTTGTTCACCAATTACAGTACTAGACTGAATAATACTATCAGTAATACCTAAACCACATTGTAGTCCATCTGCCATTACACCAACTGCTGTAGTTGGGTTTGATAGATTTGATATATTAAGGTTGATAATAATGTTTGAGCCATTTAGAAATGACATACCAAAAGACATATTAGTTAAGTTGATATTTTCAAACTTAGCTCCAACTACATCTTCTACATAAATACCCGTAGTAAATGAGTTTGGTGTAAAATCATTAATACCAATGTTAGCTATACCACCACCATATTGTACTCCTGATGGTGCTCCTGCATTAATTGAAATTAATCTAGCAGTTGATCCTGATGCTAAAGTGAAGTATAGGTATGTTGCTTTATTGCCATCACCTAAAAGATAAGTAGCCACTGGTAAAATTAGTGGAGCTGTAATTTTATAAATACCAGTGGGAAGTATAACTTGTTTACCAGCAGATGCTGTAAAGCATGCTTGTAATGCAGCAGTAACATCAATAGAATTAGTATGATTTCTAACATCATTGATTTGTGCTGGTGTCATCCAGTCAAATACAGAAACTGTATCTAAAAGTTTATCCTGTACTGATCTTTGTACTGATCCTGCACCAGTTTGTTTAAAATTAATTTTACTAGAGCTTAATCCATTAGGACTTAATTCATTATCACCAATAACTCCGGGACCAACTACAAACTGACTAGTAGTGATTGGTTCTCCATTTATCCTAACAACCTCAGCATCAATAATACTTACATTTAGTAAATCATTACTATTTAAGTCTATATCTTGCTGTAAGATGTTATTACCACCAACTAAATTAAGAACATCAGTATTAATACTATTTTTGATAGTATTAAAGTTGGAGTTCATCTTACTGATATTATAACCAGAGGTTATATTATTTAAAACTATGTCTGTCATCCTTATTTACTCCAAGGGCAGTTCTTCTAGAACTGTACCAAGTCTATCCATAGACAAGGGTTAGTAATTGATAAGGGTCGCATTAACATGCTCCCTCTTATCATGCTTTTGATCTACTACCTATGTTGCTGCTTTTTGCAACATAGGACTAATTGTTCACTTAAGACTAAATAAGGATAATGTTCACTTCGTTCACTATTATATAAGTCTTATATGTATATAGACCCCGATTTTAGGAAAAAGACTTTATTTATTTTTAATATTTTTGTAAGTGTGTAATTTTGTTTAGAAAAATTGTAGTTGCAATGCACTTATATCCAGCACCCCTAACCCCCCTTATCACCCCTTGACATGCATTCCTAGAAATTTCTGGCAATTGTTATGTTATAACATAGCAAACACAACATATAGTGGTGCATTGCCTCTCTCAACACAAGTCCAATCCCTTTCCCTTATCAATCAAGGACTTGCCTTATCTATAGACGCAAAGCGTCACACACTGACAATCATTGTCACAATGTGACCAGTTGTGTCACCTGCCATAGATGTAAAGCTTCCTTTACATGCATGCTAGGCGTAAACTAAATGTCATGTATAATCAATGTCTTACATACTTCTTTCATTCTTTGGCATTGGTTGGCATGGGTCTAGCATGTATGCTTGGCACAAATCCTAACCGAGACTATTAACATGCATACTTGGTATATCGAATGGACTCACCCAGTGCTAGGCGATGGCGCTAGTACAATCAAGGGTGACCGGGCTTATGTTGTCCAATTCGTTGGTGACATGGAAGCAAAAGGCGCAGTATGTACAAAGGTTGTACAGGAAGCATAAGGCTCACAAGTCATAACGTTTTGTTAACACTTGCTTCACGTTAGCTTAACGTTATGACTGGTAAGCTTTAACCGTCAACTAGACAACCATCCAATCACATGGATAGCAGCGGCTTGCATAGACCTGCGTGATGCCAACGGATGAAGGGAACGGGTGTTGTGTGACTGGCTGAATGTGTAGGCTTGTGCCTTCGAAGTAAGCCATGGTATGTTGTAATGCAATGCTGGTAACAGTGTTAAATGTTAGAAAAATGTTAAGGCTGGATGGCATGGGTTATTCAGCTTAGATTCAGGAAAGGGCGAGTATAGTGTGAATCGTGGAAAGGGAAACGGTCCTACTTGGCAGCCATTAGGCCAGACAACTGTACTAGGCAATAGGTCTAGGCGTAGGGGTGATGATTGGAGTGCTAAAGGCTGACGCCAATGGTTCCATGATAGCTCAGACGTCACTAGGGAGTGTATAAATCCCCCGCCATGCCGCTAGGCGAATATAGGGCAGAGTCGCGGGACAGGCATCGGTGAGTGTCCCCCTGCTACCATCGCAGGCAACATGGTCTAGAAAGCGCCAGCTGGCAACTGGTATGCATTGTGGACTTGGATGGAACGGCATGCCATAGGTCTTTTTGATTATGCCCCGTTAAGCATTAGGCTCAAGGATATTATTCCTTGACTAACTAATGTAGCCATCATTATGGCGGCAAGCGTTAGCTTGCTAATGTATCCTAGCTGATAGGCGGGAGCTAATGATCTAACAATGTTAGTCATGTAGGTTAGGATACATTCTCAAACTAACTCTTGGAGAATACTATGGATTTACGTCCGCAGTTCCAAAAACATAACAAAGCCATTCAGCGGCAAGCTAAGATTGTGCAGCTTGCTAGTATTAAGACGGCAGAAGCCAGGAAAGAACACAAGGGAATGTTTACGTTTAGGATTGGCCGGACTAAAGTTAATACTACCGGCTTCTATGAAAAGAGTGGAAAGAAACCAATTCGTTGCAAGGCAAGGAGTAAGTAACATGAATCAGTGGATCAAGCATGGATGGACTGTTATTATTATCAACGGAAAGAGTGTGTTAAGCAAGACGTTCTAAGCAAGGGTGAACAATGGACAATATTGTCCGGCGAAACTTAAACCAAAGGAAAGTGCTATGACTATCAAATATGTGACAGCTAAGGATACTAAGGGACTTGAAGCCTTGCAGGACAAGGCTATCAAGAGTGTGCAGAGTGCACGTGTTCACATTCAGGTAGCCCTTGTTGCCACTGTCCTTCACATGGGCACACATGGGGATTGGACTGTCGCCAGCCGTCTGGTTGACGGTCTTGGAAACACTGTCAATGGTAAGGCCATTGTCGAATGGTTCAAGAAGTATGGCAATCTTTCCCTGAATGATGAAGGCTTCACCGGCTTCACTGAAAAGGATTTCAAGAAAGCTATTCTGGCCACGCTGGACGAGGCTAAGGCTACCATGTGGTGGGAGCTGAAGATTCAGCAACCATTCAAGGGATTCAGCCTTGAAGCTGCCTTGCAAGCTGTCATCAAGAACCATAAGCTGGCACAAGCTAAGGTTGTGGATGATCCTAAGGTAGCAGATATGATTGACGTGGCTGTCAATGATGCCACTATCAGGCAGGTTTTGGCCTTGTGCCACTTCGATGCCATCATTGCCGATGCTGGCAATACGGATAAGGTGGCCGAGGAAATCAAGACGCTGGAATCGCTCACCGCCTAAACAATAATTACATTTGACAACACCTAGCACACTAGCTAATCCCTAGTGTGCTTTGTCATGCCTGTTATTTGTGGGGATAAGCCACTTAACACCAGAGTGTGGTAGCAGGCATGACAAACAAATGGGAGTACAACATGGAAATTGTCTATGCAATATCACTATGGATAGGATTCATGGTGCTATGGGTTATTGCACTTGGCATACTATTCAGGCTTATATTGCTGGCCTATGTTGCTGGCTGGCTTTTGTATTGCTGGCTTGGCAATGCCAAGGATTATGGAATGCTGAATGTTGGCAAATTCCTTAGAAAATTTAGGGGACGATTGTTCATCTGGAGAATGTAATGGAACAATTGAGCATGTTCAGCTATTCAGCAGATGATGCCAGAAGGGCATACAATGATGACGCTTACATTCAGGGAATAATTGCTGTCACTCAAGCAATAATTAATGCTGCTCCTAATAGTAAATCATGTTGTGTAACAATTGAACTAACCAAAACCAATCCAGCCTACCAAATCAAGGAGTCCCTACAAGAAAGGGGTTTTGATGTTTGGATTAGGCATGAAGAAAACTCCTCTGAAATCAATATTAGGTGGTGATATGAACACGGCTAAAGAAAGGCTTGAGCAGCTTAATGCACTGGCTAATGGTAAAAAGTTGCAATTCTTTACTAAATATGGTGGTTGGGTAAATTCTGCTAACACTCTCGAAGAAATGATGAGAGAGGCTCTTACTTCGGATTATAGGATTAAACCTGAACCTAGAGAGTTTTGGCTTGTAAAGCGTAAGGATAATAAAACTTCTGGCACTATTAGGACCACACAAAAGGAAGCAGAAACTACGCTTGACTATTTTAACACCGTAGCTGCTAGTCCATCATACGAACTTGTTCATGTAATTGAACAAATGTAGAAATATGCCCCATTAGCTCAGTGGATAAGAGCATGGAGTTTCTACCTCCACGGTCGGGAGTTCGAGTCTCTCATGGGGCACCAATACTTGGTTTCTAGTAAATTCGTAGCTGAAGAACTAGTTTGCTCATGGTTATACCATGATCTGCTGCCTAGCTGGACGAGGGTTAGGCTTAAGACAAACCGATGGTGCGATCATCGTTGGTTAGCTCGTCCCAATTTATGACAGCTCACACAATGAAGTTGTGTAGGAAATCCCGATATTCACTACTCTACACCTAGAAAAAGTACAAAGGTGAATATAAGTAATGAGCTGTCACCCACATGCCCCTATAGCTCAGCGGTAGAGCAGCAGATTTATACCCTGTATTATCCCCAGATTAGGGAAAGGCCTAGGTTCGAATCCTAGTGGGGGCACCAGTTTGTCATGTTTATTAGTACAGCTCCTAGCTCACCCTTGAAAGAATAGGGACAAGTCGGCTCAGTCTAAAGATAATAAGCATGACATTTAGTTACGACCATTTAGTTTATTTGGTGTAAAACCTAGTAGTGTAGATAAAGTTGCTGATGTCCAAACCTATGGTAAGTTAATGACTATCCTTAACAGGACGCAGGTTAACCTATGCCATAAAGAGTTCTAAGCTGTATTAAAACACACCTAACTCATCTCAACGCTGTTAGGAAACGCTAGAAGCAGGGTTCAATTCCAGCAATGGTCACTTATATTAAGAAGCCCCACGTAGGGCTTCTTTTGTTATAGCTATGGGTACGTATAGGTTAATACCTAGGATGCTCTTAGAACGCTTATATGGAGGTCACAGACATGGTTGATAAGGTTGGTGACAACCTAACTAGAGCTAATCAAGTGTTGGCTGAGCTTAAAGAGGCTGGCTATAGTAATAAAGATTTACAGGAATTGTCTCTTCTTGTCCTATTGGAGCTTGGTTGTAATGTCGAAAATCCAAGAGTTGACGGCCATAGCATATGATAAACGTGGACGGATTATATCTATTGGTAGTAATAGCTACATCATCACCCATCCGTTACAGGCTAAGTATGCTAGAAAAGCTGGTTGTCCTGATGCTGTATATATTCATGCTGAAATTGATGCTCTTGTTCGTGCCAGAGGAAGGCAGGTTCATAGGATATTTGTATCTAGGATGGATGCTCATGGTAACTATGTTATGGCTAAACCATGTAAGGCATGCCAACTTGCCCTTAAGGATTTCGGTGTTAAGGTCGTGGAATATACCAAAGGCTTGAGTAATCAATAAGCAAAACCGCTGTTTTGCAATGCTCAAACATTAACATTTTTGGTAGAAAATAATATGAATAATCTACTATTACCCCTGTTTGTAGTATTTATATTACAAGTAGTATTAGTAATATATCTAATATACCATGATAGATATAAGTAATATATAAGAGCTTTTGATACTAAAGAGCTTTTCGACCTAAGGGCATAGCATAACATATTTTTAAACATTTGTCAAGGATTATTTTATGTATTTTCTTTTATATTTTGTAATTGGGTTGTGTGTTAGTTGTATATATGCAAAGTATGAATATAAAAATACATATTTTAATCCTTGGGATACAAGACTTCCAGAAGACAGGCTAATTATTGATTGTTTAATTCTGTTAGTAATTTGGCCAATAGCTGTGGTAATTAGTTCATTAAGACTAATATGGATTAAATTATATGAAAGTAACAACTGAAGGTCTAACCCTTGGTGTCATTGCTGGTTTAGTAGCCAAAGGTTATAAAGTGGAAATAGAAGAGGGTGAACAGTATGCTAACATCACTAAGGAAGCCCCATTAAGCCCTTCTGTGAGCATTCCAGAGGTGGATGGCTATGGTGGTATAGGCTAGGTCTTAGGAATGTCTTAGAGAGGCTTATTTTATGTATGTTCATATTGGTTGGGCTAGATGGGAAAGAAATCCTGAGTATAAGGAACTTGTCTATATCTTTGTGTCTGGTACTAATAGGCCAGATAAGGTTCACTCTTGGTTTAAGGTTTATAGAAATGGCTAAACATCTAATCTTTGTATATGGCACACTTAAGCGTGGTTGGGGTAATAACGCTATTATCCATGACCAGAAATTTGTTGATACGGCTATAACCTCTCCAGATTTTCAAATGTATACTCTAGGTGGCTTTCCCGGTGTAGTCCTAGGAGATAATCATATTCTCGGAGAAGTTTGGGAAGTAGATGATGTTGCTTTTGACAGATGTGATCGTCTAGAAGGGCACCCTAATTTCTACAAGCGGAAGCAAATTTTTGTTGCTTTAGATAAGAATGAGGAGCTTGTAGAAGCATGGATTTATATTTATCAAGGTAATGTTGAAGGCCGACAACCCATTGAGGAATGGACACATGGTTAATCATGAAGAAGATATTAAAGCTAGGACTTATGCATATGGTGAATTCACCACCAATAATTATTCCTTTAGACAATCCACTGGTTGTATGGTTAGACAGGCTAAAGGAGCTTATGGAAGAGCACATCAAATGTGCTATGGTGGTTTAGCTACCTTAATTACTAACACTTCTGAATACATCATTAATAATTTTCAGATTGGATTACATAGATATATTGCTCTTACAGAAGAAGATAGAGTATTTTTCTTAGATTATCTTATGAATGAAAGTCCATTCGCTGAATGTTTTATTGAGCATGATGCTAAATGGTCTGTTAATAATGGCATTACTTACCATAAGATTGAAATGCCGGGCAATATGGTTATTGCTGGATTATCTGCTGTTAGAGAGATGTGGGAATCTTATTCAATACAAGGCATCTATCATTTTAAGAAGCTGGTAGATGCTGGTTGTACTAAGGATTTTGCTTGGCTCTTCTGTTGCTATCTATCAGAAGATGGAAAGAAGATTAACACTGGCATGTATGATGGTGGACATGCTGTTTGGCCTGTCTGTTCAGCATTAGTAGAAGATGCTATAAATTATATTAAGCATAATCCTGTGGGAGCTTTCAAGAAAAATTTTAATAATGAATATCCATATACAGGTGTTCATCAACTATTTATGGCTGATAACCCATTAATTCGGAGACGATCAGTATCTTCAGAGGGTAACAAGTTTATCAACTGGTTAGTCAAAAATAGTGATAAGACTGTTGAAGAAAAGATTTATACCCAACCTTGGGAGACTTCAACTAAAGCTAAGATGGTTATTAATCTACCTCTGAAAGATATGATTAAGGAAGCTGTTAAGCTTAATGACTTGTTCTATAAGGAGCATATTAAGTGAAGGTATTTATTGTAGGCGGTGGTACAGCTTATGCCCAAATGTTTATAAAGCATGGTTGGGAAGTTATTGGTAGTATTTTTGATGCTGATCTAGTACAATTTACTGGTGGTGAAGATGTAACTCCAATTATTTATGGAGAAGAAAACACTAACAGTTATAACAATTTTGATAGGGATTTAAGGGAAGCTGGCTACTTTGCCATAGCACAAAGGATGGATAAGCCTATGGCTGGCATTTGTCGTGGTGGGCAGTTCCTTAATGTTATGTGTGGTGGGTCTATGATTCAACATGTTGAAGGACATGCTATCCATGGCACTCATCCACTAGTATTTATGGAAGATGTACATGAGGATACACCTACTACCAATGTAACATCTACACATCACCAAGCAATGGTATCTGCTGACCCTGATGCAATTCTGGATAAAAGTCCAGACGATATTACCGAAGTGATCCACTATACCACAGAAAAAGTTTTATGTTTCCAACCCCATCCAGAATTCACTGGATATAAAGAGTGTACAGATTATTACTTTGAATTGCTTGATCGTTGTCTAGGATTAAGGGTGTGATATTATGCCAAGAATAAATGGTTTTCCAGATTGTTGTTCTGCTTTTATATATAGTGGTTTTGGTGGTGGCCATATTGATGAGACAGAAGATTTCACTAAGCAAGAATGTATTAAATGGTTGTGTAAAAATCTGACAGCATCAAAGAGATCTCGTGCAACTGTTGTAGCCATTTTAACTACCACTCAACCTAATGCTATAGCAGCATTTGAAGAGGTTGGTTTTTATATGCATCCAGATGGTGATGCTGGTGGTGGTGTAAGTCCCTATACTAAGAATCACAGAATGAGTGTTATGTTCATGCCTCTTACTGAATGGGATGAGAAACGATTTAATGAACAATATGATCCAGAAAAGGATACATATGTCAATCAGAAAAATAATGGCATTAAGGCTGCAACCAAGAGAGAAGATAAACATTGGTAAGTAATACAATGCTGAATATGTGAATTAACTTCAGAAAATTATTTTAGGAATCTATCATGTGTGGAATCGTTGGCTGTGTAGGTAAAATCTACAATAAAGAAGAGGAAGTATTTAAGCTTCTTTCTAAGCTAGATGTAATTCGTGGAGAGCATTCAACTGGTGTCTGTTCAGTTACTAAGGATTTAAGTAGCTGGGAAACACGTAAGATGG